TCTTCTCGTTCAATGGCGGCGCGAAGGTCGCGGGCTGAAGAGAGGGCGTGCGCGTATGCGGTCGCTGGAGCAATGCGCGACCTGAGGGCCGCGTCCACTACCGCTCGATGTAGTCGTCGATCGAAAGGAACGAACCCAACCGATCCCCGTAAAGGTCGAGGATTTTCCGGAGGGTGGTGATGCGAGGGTCGGCCTTGCCGTTCTCGATTCGCTGGAGGGTGTTTCGACCGATTCCAGCGAACGCGGCGGCGTGTTCCATTGAGAGTTCGGCGTCGATCCTGGTCTGCCTGAGGGCGCGGAGGTTTACCGAGCCTCGTAGGACTGCGTGACAGCCTGGGAAGTATTCGTCGAGCGGTGATACGCCTGACACGTTCTCCCCGGATCGTTCTAAGCGTTGCCGCGTCGACGATACGAGTTTCTCGTGTGGGCGGCCATTCTTGGCTTGTGTTGCCATTGGTTAGCCTTTCGGGAAGGGACCGGGCGACGGATGCCGACCGGGCCGGTTTCCTTTGGGCCCTTAGGGTTCTCTCGACTTTACATAACGAGGAGAGTAGGCCGCCCCCCATAATAGGGACGTGACTAAGGGCTTCGAGTGACCGGCGGAGTGTTGCTCCCGAATTACTACCACATCGCGACCGTCTTGCGGGGGATTGTTTGAAACCCCCGGAACTAGGGGAGCGTTACGGGGCTCTCCGTTGTCGGGGTTGAGACGCGCGAGGGCATGACGGCGCCTCCGATTGCTCCGGCGGCGGTGCCGGCGATCGCCCAGAGAGCGGAGGCGTCCGATCCTCCCGAGGTGACAATCGATCCGGAGACCAGGGCGGCGACGGCGATCAGTGCGAGGGCGATGGTTGCGGGGAGTGTCTTCACGGTTTCTCTTTGTGGTCGTCGAGGTGTGCCTCGAGGGTGTGGGTGATGGTGCGGAGCTGCTTTGTGTGTCGTTTCAGGATGGCGGCGTTTTGTTTGTGTTCGGCGGCGGTGAGGTGGCGGGTTTTTAGTGCTTGCCACACGACCGCGAACGTCGACGCGCAAGCCATTACGAGGAGGTCGGCGGCGACTCCTTCGACCATGAGGTTACTTCGTCCGAGGGATCGCGTCGACGAAGGCCTGGTCCGCCACCCATACGTTCAGGCCTTCGACGATGATCGTCTGCGCTCCTGGCGGGGTGATGATGTGGCCCCCACCTACGGCGACGGCGTAGGCGACGTTGGGGAGTTGACCGGCGGGAATGTGCCATTTCCAGCCGAGGCCGGCGTCGGCGAGGTAGACCTCTCCGGCTTTGTTTCCTCTGATTAGGTAGCGGTTCATTTCATCCTCGATAGTGGGTAGGGGTTGGGGGATGTTGGCGGCGATTGCTTTGACCAGGAGTAGGTCGAGGTCGGGCCGTTCGGGGTGGATGCTCCAGGCGTCGGTTCGGTCCCAGGGCTGTACGTCTCCGTGACAGAACAGGCCGGGACGTTTGAGGGCGTCGGTTCCGATCCATGCGAGGGCGTCGGGGATGTTGACTCCGACGAGAGTCCAGAGCTCGAAGATTGCGCGTCCGGCGCGGCCGATCATGGCGAGCGTGTTCGGATCGTTGGGGGACAGGTCCCTCGAGCGTCCGGTGAGGCAGATTGACCAGGTGCGCGAGTTGTATCCGGCGGCGGCGACGCTGTAGGTCGTGTAGAGCGGCGGGACCATGTCGATCGTTGTCTCGGAGTCGACTATTACGGCGTAGGAACCGGGGTCGGATCTACGCGCGATAAACTGAGCGAGACCGAGCGCGGTCCCTGGGCCGGTAGATCCTTCGGACGTGTGGACCGAAACCGCCCACGTCGGCGTGTTCGCCCTCGAGGGGTAGAACTGCGGCGACGCGGGCGGATGGTCGAGGAGGTAGAAGCTCACGACGTGGGGGCGGTCGAGGTTGTCGGGCCTATGTCCTCAACGGAGAACACGACGGGCGTGGTCGGGCTAGCGAGTGTTCGGAACTGTTTCGCTGCGACGTTGACATACCCTTGGATTTTGAAGGTGACTGGGAATGAGGTTGCGTAGTAGACGTAGGCGGTCAGGTTGACGGTTGCCTGGTCGACGGCGGTTGCGAGAGAGGTATTCGCCTGCCCCAATATGCTGAACCCGTCGAAGACGCGCACGGAACCGATGACCGGCGAGCCTGAAGGGCTGTCGAAGATTCCCGAGAAGTTGAGCCGGCAGCGGCGGTTTGCTGTGTAGTTGAAAGTCAGGGAGGAGGAGGTCATGTCGACCACGTTGGTCGACGAGAATGTCTGCGAAGTCGTGATCGAGGCCGGGGCGACCATCGATCCCCAAGGTTGATTCCATGGGCGGGCCCATCCGGTCGTCGCTCCGTAATAGACCTCCAGGGCTCCGGAGTCAGTCAGGAATGAGACCAGGCCGCGGGTTGGTGCGGTGATTGCTGCGGATCGGGCGCTCGAGTTTGTGAAGACCTGGACTGTCTGGTCTCGGACGTAACTATTCATATTTGCGGCCGTGACCTCTTCGAGGGCGGCCCACGTTTTCCATCCGGTCATTTTGTGCCTTTCGTTATTTGAGGGAGTTCGCGAAGTCGAGACGGTTTGCCGGAGACGAGTTGAGTTTCCAGTAAGTGGCCGAGAACGTGAACGGGTTCGGGATTGTTGAGAATGAAACGGACCATCCGTTTCGGGCGTCGACGTTGTGGGTTAGTCCGTAGACCTGGACGGTTGAGACAATGTCTGCCACGTTGAGGGACAGTTGTCGTCCGATCATTTCCGACGAGAGGAGAGCTTCAAAGATCGGTGAGGCGGCGCTACCGGCGTATTGAGGCTGGACGGTGAGAGCGGTGGGGACTCCCGGCGGGTTGTCTTTGAACCACAAGAGAGCGAGGGAGGACCACCAGGTGAGGTCTGCCTGGACTCCTAGCGTCGTGTCTTGTGTGGTTTTTGAAAGTCCGTTGGCGTCGATCGACGATTGACTCGAGGCGGTCACGGGTGTGAGACCGGTGGCGGTTGCGGTGATTGAGTTGCGGACTTGGCCGAAACCGATCGAGGGACGGGTCGCCGATGTGATAGCGGCCGGGTTTCCGTTGAGGAGGGTGGAAACGGTCTCGAGGCGGGATTCGGCGAACCATTCGGGGCCGTAGGTGATGTTGCCGTCCGGGTTGACCAGGAGGAGACCAAACTCGGAGACTACTACTTCCTGTACCTGGCTCAGTGCGTTCCCGGCGAGGGTGGTGGCCCCCATAACGCGACCGCCGAGGCAGGTTTGAAAGATCGGAGCCTGAAGGTTCGCCGATTGGAAGATCCGTGCGAGTCGTTGGATTCCCGAGTCTCCGGCGCCCTGGGAGGTTGTCGCCTGGAGGTCGACGGATGCGAGTCGAGAGAGAATGTCGGTTCCGGTAATGGTGGCGAACTGATCTTCCCAGACAAGAGACCAGAGGAACCCGGTGAAGACGTTGTAACGGTTGCCCCCGTAGGTGGTGGCGGTGAGTTGTAAGGGCAGACCGGCCCGAAGTTTCGAGAAGTATGGTCCGGCCGAGTTTGAGGGGTCGAGGGTTCGTTCCGGGTCCCATAGGCGTAGAGACACGTAGCCGGGTTGGGGGAGATAGAAGTCGCTGGAGGAAAGAGCTCCTCGACGCCAGGAGGCGGTGACGACCTGACATTTCAGGTCTACGAATTGGTCGAAGTATCCCTCGAGGAGGTTTCCGGCGGTGAGGCGCGAGAGCGTCGGGGAGTTTAGGGTCCAGCCGTCGGAGTCTCCGACCGCGAGTTTCACGGCGAGGGTCGGGGCGTAGCTCATGACCAGAGGCCCGCCGGTTTCCCGTTACGTGAGACCCATTCCTGGAGTTCTCGGACGATCCACGAGGCAAGGTCGCCCCCGTCGGCGCCTGGAGGGCCATAGACGTTGATTGTCGCATTGAAGACAGTTCCCCCGAAGTTGTCGGGGTTCTTGGGAATGGCGTTCTCGTCGATTGCTGCCGAACGGCCCAGGAGTCCGCCGAGGAGTCCGCCGAACCCTCCGAACGCGTCGCCGATACCTCGCCTAGCGGCGTTCCAGATTGTGTTGTAGATCCATTGGGCAAGATCTTTGAGGCTTTCGAGAAGTCCGTCGAGGATTAGCTGCCCCATAAACGAGCCGACAAGATTAAAGGGGTTACCGCCTCGGAAGATAATTGTCTTCAGGTTTTCCCAGGTGAAGTAATTCCTCAGGGAGTCCGATATGTATGAGGTGAACGTGTTGAGGAGTCCCTGGACTAGATAGCCGCCGATCTGGGAACCGGCCGTCCGAAAACCGTCCTGGTTTTGGTCGGCGGCGGTGGTGAGACCTCGAGCAAGTTGGGCTAAACGAACTACTAGGCCGGGGTTCTCGTCGGTTCCGGTTCCCAAGATTGCGTCGGTGATCCATTTGGAGGCCTGGGTAGTCCACTTTGTGAAGTCGGGCAGGTTCCTGTTCAGGTATTCGGTGACTCGGCCAGGTAGCGCTTGGATGAAACGGTCGATTCCGGGAAGCGCCTCTTCCCATTTCTTGCCGAGTTCCTCAAAGAGACCCGAGAACCCTCCGACCCGGAACGCTTCGACGAAACCTTCGAGCGCGGGCAGGACTGAGGTTGAGAGAAGGTCGGTGATCGAAGTGAAGGCCGGGAGTAGAAACTCGCCGATCTTCGCTTTCATGTTCTCGAATTGAGCCGTAGCGTTTTTGGTTTTGTTTCCAAGTTGCTCTTGCTCGCGTGAGTAGGCGTCGCCGATCTCGATTCCCTTTTCCTGGAGTACCTGGAGGGTTCCAAGAATGTTTTGCTGCGTGGTCAGGGTTCCGGTTACCTGTTCGCCTGTCTTGCGGAAGAGGCCTGCCTTCACGCTGGCATCGTTGAGAAGGATTCCATATTTCTCGAGGGGGTCACGTTCACCGCGGAACGCGGACCCGATCGCGTTTATGGCGTCTTCTGTGGGGAGGTCGGCGAACGCGCCAAGGTTGCCGGCGAGTTTCGTGAGGTCGACTGAGAACCCGGCGGCCTGTGTGCCTGTGAGTTTGATTGCTTTGGCATAAACCGAGAACCGGTTGGCGGCGTCGACGGCGGCGAGTTTCGAGAGGCCGAAAGAGGTGGCCGCTGACTCGGCAAAGGTTTCGATTGTCTTCGCCGCTTCGCCGTAGTTGTAGGTCAGGGTGCCCAGGGCGGCGGAAAGGGAGGCGGCCTTTTGGACTCCGTCGACCAGCTGCTGACCGGCGGTCGTCGCGATCTCTGCGATTTTGTCAATGGCGAAACCGGTGACGGCCGAGGTAACTCCGGCGGTGAACCCGGCGACCTTGCCGGAAAACGAGTCAAGGTCGGAGCGTGCCTGTCGACTGTCGGAGACGATGTCGACTTTGAGTGTTGCGGGTTTTGCCATGATTCAGGGGCCTGTTCCGTTGGATGAGCGGCCGATCTTGTCGACAATGTCGTCCACGGCGTCTAGGTAGACGCGCGTCCAGGTGGACTCTGTTCTCTGTGCCGCGTCGATGACGAAAGGGTTCGGGGCGATAAACCATTCCCGGCCGGTGACCTGGCGGAGTTTCTTCGGGAGTTTCGCTGACCCCGTCGGCCAGCCCCAGTGGATGGGACCGGCGTAGGGGACTCCGTTCTTGCTTTTCCTGTTGTTGCCGATCGAAACCCGCGCGTACCGTTGGCCGGCGTTGGGTCGGACGGTGGCGGCCAGTTTCCCGGACCTCACGGGGGCAGAGGCTCGAGCCGCTTCGGCGACTATGGCCGCTACCCGGGCGTGAGTGTCCTTGAGGTCGTCGAGGTCGCCTTCGGCCTTCCGTAACGCTTTGCGGAGTTCTCGGCCTCCGCTGACGGTGATTCCGGAGGCCGACACAACCTCAAGCCTTCGTGATGGCGCCCTGGATTGGCAGGGTGAT